GGGCATACCTTGTATGGACTGTTGAGGAAGAGGATAAGGTAATTGCCGTTGTAACAACACGAATGGTCTTCTATCCAAAGGGCTACGCTATGGCATTAGACTTTGTGGGTGGTGGACGCATGAAAGAATGGATTGAGTTGGTTCTATCAACTCTTGAGGCTCACGCTAAACACAACAAATGTATCCACATGGAAGGATTTGGTCGTAAGGCGTGGGATAGATTTATTAAAAAATTCGGCTGGTATCCAGCACACATAACTTATCATAAGGATTTATAAAATGGCAAAAGGTGGTTCTACAACGCAAACAACTACTCAAGAGATACCTGGATTTATTCAAGATCAAGTTAAAGAAGTATTTGACGCAGTTGAAAGTTTTACGCCAAGCTCAAATTTTGTGCCAAGTGTTGCTGGGTTTACGCCTAATCAAACTCTAGCACAAACACTTATCAAAGATTTAGCGACTGGTAGTCCTTTGGCTAGTTCAAAGACAGCACTTGATAATATAATTACTGGAGAGTTTAGCGTGTCTGACCCTTTGCAAAGAGTGTTAGATGACACAATATCAAAAACTGTTGATGACGTAACATCGCAATACTCCACTGGTGGAAGACTAGGCTCTGATGCTTTTGGAACTTCTTTAGGCGAAGGGATAGCTTCAGGCGTTGCGCCCACTCTAGCTAAAGCACTAGAGTCAGATGCGTCACGAAAAATATCGGCTGTAGGAATGTTGCCTAGCGTATTAGGCTCTGAACTTGGTTTGTTAGGGGCATTATCAGCAGTAGGAAAAGAAGAACAAGCAATGGATCAGTCTCTTTTGAATAAAACAGCTCAAGATGTTGCTGCGGAAAATCAATCTTCTCAGCAAAAAATTAATAACCTTATCGCTGCATTAGGGGGTGCGCCTACACCTACATCAACTACACAATCCTCTTCTCCTTCTAATTTAGATGCAGCACTTGCTATTGCTCTTGGTTTAGGTGCGTTATCAGATAAAAGATTAAAAGTTGATATTAAAAAGATAGGCATACATTCCACAGGACTTAATGTGTATGAGTGGGAATGGAACGCAAAGGCTTTTGTTTTGGGTCTTGATAAGCACCCACGCAAAGGATTTATCGCTCAAGAAGTACAGAAGGTGTTTCCTG